CAAGCGTTAACTTGCTCCTCGGTTTTAGAGTCTTGTAACCTGACTAGTGACAAGGCGAGACCGGCCCCTGGGCATTAAAGAGCCCGGGTTAGTCGCCCAAAGCGGGATTTGACTGTCACACCGCAACATAAAGAAACAGTCTCACGTTACCCGATCGTGTATAAACAACCGGGGAGACCTACGGGTCGGGGTCACGACCATACGTGCTCTGGGAAGTGGGGTCCTGACAGACCCGTATCCCAACATTAACAACAAAAGTCTGTCTCCAGAGAGAACTGGGTATCAAACACGGTGGGAATGGCTCTCCTCCACTTAAAACAATGCGAGCCACCTTTGACCACGCTATCCTGATGACTTACAGCCAATATAAACCAGTTGTTAGCCAGATAGCCTTCGCGCAGCGGACCTCGAGCCCACCGGTGATCGGGTACCAACGTGTAAGTCCCTCTCCTAGTAGCTTCGGCGAAAAGAATCTTTGTGGCATCAGGTCGAAGACACCCTGCGCGGGCTCTCGGGGGAAGTTTGGCTGTCGTGGGGCCGGCAATACGAAATTGTCCCACGCTGGATGCTTTGGGGGCGCATCTAGCCATCGTGAAGTCCCCCTTCCGTCTTCCTGGGTTGACCCTGACCCTTGCCCCGCCGTTCAACCATTCCTCCAGAGGCAGGCAAAAAGACAATTACAAAGGGAAAAAAATCGGTTCTCACCGCTGTCGGAAATGTCCGATATGTCGGAGCCGCTGCCAAGTGCGTCCTGCGCCCGGCTTAGGCAGAATGGTAGGAAGGTGCAAAAGATTGTGAAATTCTTAGGGATTGATCGGTCTTTAAAGGCGGTGAACCCGCCACCTGCCGACGTGCCGTGTGGAGCAATCCGCTCGGCGGTCCTTTCAAGATACGACGTAAAACAGCTGACCTTGGCTGATACGTTATCCATTAAGACCGCAGCGAAAGCTGAGGCAAATCCCTGTGAATTTTGCGAAAACCAGCAAGAACACAAGATGGACTTATGGGAGAAGGAAAGGGTCAGACCGTGTGAGGTGGACGAAGCGCATCTAGATGCGTTCTCAAAAGCCTTCCGCTCAAATGTGGAGCACGGCTGGAATCGAGCGTCGGCGTGGATGCCTTATGTCCCTAACGGGCATGCCACGATGAATCATACGAGGTGCGAGGGCGGCAACTGGAACGAGGAGCAGTTCTCGGACGAGTGCTCTGCCGTCATGGTGATGTCCTCCGGAAAAGGACGCATTGTGAACCTGTACTCAGGTTACAATGTTGAGGTGCTCACACCTCTGCACCGCGCGCTTTACGGCTCGATTCGGAGGAAGGGATGGCTTCTTGTGGGTAGCCCAACCCGTGAGAGGCTCCTCCACCTCGACCAAGTGGCCGAGGGAAAGCAGTGGTTGTCCTTTGATTACATAGGGGCAACCGACAATATTAAGACCGCGTACGTACGGAGGGCGGTCGAAATCTTGATTGACAGAGCCGAGGGGTTAACGGTGGATGAGATCAGGTGTTTGGAGGTGGTGGCCAACTTAAAGTTGTTTGTCGGTGACGATGAACACGCCACACCGGCCTTTACAGGTCAGCCCATGGGTTCGCCCATGAGTTTCCCACTCCTGTGCCTAATCAACAAGACCGTAGTTGATCTCGCCCTCGGCTCCCTGCTTTCAAGAGGGGCCATCACCGTGAAAGAGTGGCGTCGCCACCCGTGCTTAATTAACGGTGATGATTTATTAACGAAGGACGTCAGCAGTGGGGGGTTAGCCGAGGCCATCTATGCAAATGGCGGACAAGTCGGTCTAATGACCAATCCTGAGAAGACCCTGGCCTCCGCGGAGATAGCCGAAATTAACTCGACTGTCTTCGTAGACTGCGCCCTTCAAAAGAAAACGAATGTGTCAGCCCTATGGATGGGGGCTGAGGTCCAAGACGTGATCGGTTTCGCCAAAGAGGCGTCGCGTTCCAAGGAGGGCTTTATGTACCTGGTGCGTGCCAATGCAGGGAGACTTGCAAAGGCCGAGCAGAAAATTGCAGGTCATATCGCCTATAGTTGGAGACGTGCTCTTATCAAAGATCCCGTGATCCGAAAGGCTCTCGAATCCCGTCCCTCTTCGAGGGTACCAGACGACACCAACCTGTTCCCCGTAGTAGCCAAGCCCGATGGCTACGACCTTAACAAGTGGGAAGAGGCTGCGGTAATCCGGCAACGGGTTAGGGCCATCAGAACGTCCCAGGACTTCCTCGAGGCAAAATCACGCAAAGCAAAAAATTCAAAACGCCGAAAGGGAGTAAAGGGTGTGCATGAGGGGCAGAGGTCTGTACGTGGACTTGCTAAACTGCTCAAACCGAATAAACCAGTGGAGGATCAGGTAACACTGAAGATCCTTGCCTCCAGCTGGGAGAAGAAAAGAAAGGAGGATCTGGCTCGCGCGGACCGTGAGGTGCATGTCTTTAACTTTTCCATGCACTGCTCTACCAGTCCGTTCACAGTTCCGACAATTAAAGCCCACATGGGTTTATCTGGCATTGCCAGCATGGAGCTGATGATAAAAGACTTTTATAACAAAAGAAAGGTTCAGTCAGGCCCAAACCTCCTCACGAGGAGATCTAGCGATACTCTCCCCCCATCTTACATATCCATCTCATTGGAGAGTGAATCGCAAGACAAGAAAGATCAAATCGTGCCCATTAAGTTGGGATTCGGCCAACCTGGCTGTGGGTAGATGTGTTCCACCCGGACATGTCTGCCCCCGACCCGCGGGAGCGTGGGAGTTAACGCTACGGCGTGGGTACCGTAGGCGGCGG